GACCCATAAGACATGCGTGCATTTTCGCTCTCTGAACTGCTCGCGGTAGTTGTGATTGCGGAGGCGGTTACGCAGTTTCGTTGCGCTGCCGATATAAAGCAGGTCTGAGTAGCACCAAACGGAATACACGCCGCAGTAATTCGGCGAGCCTAAGGACAGCCGTTGCCAAGCGTCGTATTCTTCGGCGGTCATTTCTTATCTACTTTCTTCGGGCGGCCACCATTGCGACCGCCCGTTCTAATCTTTCGCTTGAGCGAGTTGCGCCGCGCGTTTTCAGAGACGATCTGCTCATCTGAGGCTTCGCGCAGGGCGCGCTCAATGGTTTTAGCGGAAAGTGGTTTAGACATGAATGAAATCCTGCCGGGGTTGACGTACCCGGCCTCCGGTACCACCCGGAACGCTTCGCCGCACCGTAGGAAACGGCACGGCGGAGGCTAAGCTGCTACCGCAACCCCTTTCAGTTCGGCCATTCTTTCGGCCAGATGCCACAGGGCGCGGTTCAAACGAACATCCTGGTCGATGCCGTTGACGGTGCGAGTCGTAACGCGGCGACAACGATATTCGCCATCTTTGCGCGGGGCGCGCGCTGTCAATCCACCGCGAATCACGTTTTCCTGCACGCGATTGAACGTTGACCACAGATCACTCCCCGAATCGTCACGGCGACGGGCGGAAAGCAACTGAGCGGCGGTGATCGGCGTATCTACGGAGCCATCTGAATCGGCGAACCTCACGACGTGTGCTGCCTCAGCGAAAGCGGACTGTTCGCCCGATGTTAAGTGCAGGTGCTTCCAAGGCTCCGAAACGGCGAGCGCATGGGAAGCCTGATTGACGATTTGGAATGAACCCTCAATCACGCGATCCACAATGTTTCCCGTGTGGTTCACGCTGAGGCTTCCGGTGGTGGACTCTGAGACGACCAGGCCATTGCTGCAAACAATGCGGAAAATTCCCGCAATGAGTTTGTATGCGCTGGTTCCATCATGGGAGTTGATAAGGACAACCTCAGGAACCGAGTCTCCCACCAGGTTCAAGCTATCCGGATGGCGGAAACGAATCATGTGCTTAGTGAATTCCGCCTTGCCTTCGATACGGCTCCGCGACTGGCAAGCTTTGAACGGCTGGAAACCTTCAGCCATCATTGCTTCGATAACGTTTGATGTGGGGATGTAGGTGTACCGAGACGAGCGGGACTCATGCGCGGTAGGGGCAAACGCGGATGGTGCAAACTGACGAACCGCATCGATTGTTAGGGCTGTGTTCTGGTGAACGCTGGAAGAAAAGCGGGCATTCTGGAATTGCATTGTATTGCTCCTATCGGCGTTGGTTGCGCCGTTGAAACAACAATAATGCAGCTAGATGGATTAGTCAAGAGGAAAGATGAGAAATTATGAAATTATTTTTGCTCCGCCGATTGCTTGCGGATTCAGCGCCGATTCAAAGCCACTCAGCAACCCTATATAAGGTGCGAATGATCGGGAAGGATTACAGGCGATTGGTTCAGCGATGCTCGCCAGCTTGCATGGATGAGATCGGGAAAAACGAATCAGGTGCGAACTACTTCGCGCCATCCTCAGAAGTCCGAAGGAATTTTGTACAGCCGTAAAAAAGAAACACTTTTCGCGCGCGGAATTCGTTTCATCGGCAACAGTCAAGATGCGCTGCGAGATGGTGCCCTGGGCCTCCACATCTTCTGTAGCTCATCGCGTTTTCGCAATGACAGGATCGCTCCTGCGGCTGGGTGATAGAGTGGCTAACTTCAATCGCTCGGATAGCTGTTGAGTCCTGCGAGATGTTAGCACAAAGCCGATTGTTACTCATAGGCCCATATAAGTCACATTGTCCTATTTCCCCGGTAATTGGATGGATTCGGCCTGAGACCGGCAACGCATCGGCAGGCAATCGGCGAGGGATCGGCGCGTGATCCGTAGGGCATTGGATGGCGCATAGATGGCGTGGAATGGCTCAATTATCCGGCGAAGTTAGTTGTCCCATAGGCGGGGCGGCGACGGCTGTGACTACTTTATGGGCTGTTCCCCGTTTCCGACTTACCCCCGACTTAGTGAAAGGGATAAGTGAAAGGGATAACTTCGATGTTCCACGTGGCACTGTGAAAGGGATAGGTCGAGACATGGAAGCTAGGATGTGCGTGTGTCCGAACTGCGGCGACTATTCCTTGCGAAACTCTGGGCCGGGAGAGTGTTCTGAGTGCGGCGGTGAGATGCGCTGGGCGACAGAGTGGGAGGCGTGCGACGGCTGTCAAAATGAGCGTCGTTTCGACATAGCCCACACGTGCGAGTTGGCGCGATGAAGATACGGTGTTAAAAAAATGGGGGTCTCGGTGGAAAGATATTGGCGTAAGAGGGAGATACCAGCACACGGCGGCTTTGCATTGGGCATACGAAACGACGGCAGGGCGTTTGTGTCGTGGCGGTGGCCGGAGGATACGGACGCAACGATGCTGGCGCGACTGGATGGGTTTATTGATGAGCGGTGTACCTGCGCGTGCGACGATCCTGCATTTGAGCCTACGTTTCCTTCGGGTCTAAATGAAGACCAGCGCCGTGAGCGGTGGAGAGAGAGGCTGGCGGAGATTCAGAGGATGAACGATACCTGCCCGGTTCATGCGAGCGTTGCGGCGTGAAGATACGGCACTGTGTTGTGTGCGGCAAGGATTGGGTGGCGCGGGCGAAGAAGCCGGTACGTTGCCGGTGGTGCAAGAGCCTGGGGTGGATGGGCGGGGACGAGGCAAGACGGGCGGAACGTGATGAGTATCTGCGGCGGGTGAAAAAGGGTACGGTGAGGCCGAAGGAGGGGTGATGGAGGAGAAGTGCAAAGCGTGCGGACACAGCATGGCGCATCACTATGAATCTGATTTGTTCGGGACGCGGGTCTTGCGTTGCTCGGAAGGCGAGTATTGCCGGTGCGTGGTGAAACTGGCACAGCGGGAAATTCCTGAAGAGGAGATGGTGGCGGCATGAGCACGATGCTTCACAACGGATACCAACCCTACCGCTACGCCCCGCCGCGCAAGCTGGTGACGCTGGAGCTTCGGGATCGGGTGTTCCTCACTCGACGGCGGCTGAAGATGACGCGGGCGGAGTTTGCGTCTGAGGTGGAGATTTCTCCCCGCACCATACAGCGGCTTGAGAACGAGGGCCGGGAGCCGAAAGAGGCGATTAAACGGCTTTTGGAGTTGTGGTTGACGCGGCATGAGGGCTTGATTCAGTGAATAGGAATAAGTTTGTTGTATTAAAGACGCCAATTCGCACGCTTTCGGAATTTGCCAAGGCCATAGGACTTAGCAAAAAGCGCCGCGTTCAACTGGACAAGATGAGGCGATCTTCTCAGTGAAGCGCTCCCCAACCGAAACCATGATGTCCGCAATGGACGATTTTGGGAAGTCTGAGCCTACCGAATTGCTGCTTATCCGGACGGATGAGGGCGGAGATATTTGCTGGTCTTCGACTACGGATTCTCAGGCCGCGAAGTTGGGCATGGTGGAGATGGTGAAGCAACTCATTATCAAGCAGCTGGGCGTGTGATCTGGACACCGTGGAAGGAAATCCGGCGGCTGAAGGATGAAAACGAGGCACTGACGGCCAAGTTTGAGACGTTGACGGGGGATCATACACGCGCGCTCGGTTGCCTGGAACAATTTCATGCCGAAAACCAGAGGCTTCATACGCAGCTTGAGTTATCGGCGCGGGTCAAGGAAATTCAGAGCAAAAACAAAGGGGGCAAATAGTGGCCGATCAAGTGGTGAACGACCCATTGCAGGGCCGGGAAATCAAGGACATCATTCTAACGCGGGTTTCTGAGGCGTTAGACAAAGATTGCACGCTGGTGGACGACATGGCCTATCCGGGCTTCGCTTTGAAATTCTCGATAGATGTTACCTATACTCGCTCGACAACCGTTTCGACGCACGCATGGGGCAATGCAAAGGTAGGGGAGATTTTGCAAGAGCTGGTCGGGGACAAGCCGATGAAGGACGCGACCAGAGAAGAAATAAAGGGCTTCTATTACGCCGAGTCCCCGAACCTTGCGCGTGAGGATCACGATCTGGCGATGCCAGTAGTGGTGAAAGGTCCGAACGGGCCGGAGCGCAAGTTTGTGAAGGGCATCCCCAAGCGTGGCAGGCCGAGAAAAAATGCGTGAGCTTGAGAACATCTCAGCCTCCGAACTGGAGGAGTTTGTCGAGTCTATTCCTTCGAGCTATGGGGTAATAACCGCTGATGGAATAGTTCTTTTTTTCCCCGAAGATGCTGGCTATGAGCAAGCTAAAGAGTGGTACGAGAAAACGCTGGGGAATGAGAGACGCCATGAGGGAACTCGCCAAATCGATCCGTCTGCTTGCTGAGGCGATCAACAATTACACCGCCCACGCCTACCCGGAAATCACCGTCAAGCGGGGCGAAGCCGTCCTGAGCCGCGCCAACTATGAGGCAGATGAAGCAGCCAAAGAACTCCGCGAAGCCTTCCCGCAAACGACTTTCTCTCGCAAAAAAAGACAGAACTGAAGAAGCCCGCAAGCGTCTCGGCATCACTGCCGAGGATATGAAGGGTGTTCCGAAGATCGGGTATCTGTTCCGTGCTGCCGAAGGCGGAATGGATGCGTGTCTCGAAGCACTGCGGGGGTATGACGACGAAGACGCGCAGGCCTTTGTCGAGAAGTACGACTCGGTATCGAAAAGCGATATGGAACGGCTGACCGTGGAAGAGGTGTGCATTGCGTCCGGGCTTACCATTCGCAGGCTTAGAGAGATTCTGCTAAGTGCTTTGGCGGAGCAATCGGCGGAAGTGAGTAAAGTCATGGTTTTGACTTCGCAGAAAAGCGTGATTGACGCGACCATCAAAGCGGCCACACGGGAGACGCCGATTTTCGACCGCGAGGGGTCAATTGTGGGGCATACAAACGGCGACGTGAAAGCGATGGAGATTTTTCACAAGGCGACCGGATTTTTGCCGACCCCCAAAGGTGCTACAACCACGATCAACCTGCAACAGCTTAACCAGACGGCCAACAATCCGGCTTTGGGGGAGGGGGATGAAGAAAAGTGCCTTCCTCCTCCCAGCACGGATGAATTTCTCTTGGATATGCAGGATGTGGTGAGGCCCAAACAATTGCCTGCTCCTGAAACCTTGCCCGTAAACGCGCCGGAGATCGATTACCTCGATGTACAGTGAACGCCGGATTCTGGAAAAGCTGGATCGCTTTACCAAGAAGTACGGCTGGACTCCGGTACGGCATTCGATTGAGGAAGTGGAAAAGGTCAACGCCTACTTCAAAACCCTCAACACCATTGGAAAAGACGGAGCCGCTTATTTCGATGATGAGCAGTGGACCCCCAGATTAAAAGAGTGGGTGCAGAACGAGCGGGCGATGTGCGCCATCGACTGCGAATACTTTCTCACCCGCTATTACTTCATCGCTGCTGACAATGAAATAAAACGCTTTACTTTCCGCTCTGGACAGCGGGCCTTCTACCGTGTCGTGCAGGAATTAGAGTCGGATGGGGTTTCGATTGAGATTCAGGTGCTCAAGGCAAGGCAGTTGGGCATTTCGACCTTAGTTGAAGGAATGATGTGCCATCGCGCGTTGTTTGTTCCGGGCGTGAAGTGTGCGATTGCTTCGGCAAACGATCAAAAGACCTACGTCATGATGGGCATGATGTACACGGCCATGGAGCATCTGCCGTGGTGGTTGCCTCCGACGCAGACCAAGGATAAAAGGTCGGGCGCGGCGATTCTGGAGTTCGCCCATGTGGGCACGCAAGTTGTGGTGCAATCCGGCTCGATGAGGGGTGGTGCGGGACAGGGCACGACCCCAACGGCAGTTCATTTTTCGGAAGTCTGCGACTGGACGGACCCGGTCGTCCAAATTGAGGAAGGTCTGTTCAAGGCCGTTCATCCCAGCCCGGAGATTTTCATGGTGCTGGAGTCTACCGGCAACGGCAATACCGGATGGTGGGCCGATCAATGGAGAAATAACAAGGAATTCTATTACCAAGGCCGAGCGAGGATGCTGCCGCTGTTCCTGCCCTGGTTCACGACTCCTGAACTTTATCCGTCGGCGCACTGGCTTCGGAAGTACCCCATCAACGGCGGACAGCCCAACTGGAAACCGGCTTCCGAAACGGTAGCCATGACAGCGAAGTGCGAAGCCTATGTCCGCGCTACTCCGATCCTGCAAAGGATTCTTGGCAAGGATTGGAAATTGCCTCCAGAGCAGCAATGGTTCTGGGAATTCAACTTTCAGGACGCGAAACGGCGGAGAAAAGAAAAGAGCTGGTTTCGCCAAATGCCTTGCGACGACTACGAAGCTCTGACCGGGGAAAACGATTCGGTCTTTGAGTGGGAAGTTATCAATGCCATTCAAGCGCGCAGAAAACGGGGTTTCGAGGTTTACGGGATTCTCGGTGAAGGGATTGCTGAAAAGCACGATCCTCCTCCGGCGGAAGTCGATCCCAGACTACCCAGACTTTCTTCCGACTGGCGCACTCCCAGAGGAGAAAGACTCGAATGGGTCTTCATGCCGCTGTTTGCAGATTCACAGGAAAAAGGCCATTTCGACCCGCTGAAGAAACTCTGCATCTTCGAGCATCCGCAGAAAAACGCGGACTATTCGATTGGCGTAGATACGGGAACGGGAGTTGGGGGAGACAGAACCATTCTCAGCGTCACGAAAACCGGCAGAGACGAGTTTCCCGATGTGCAGGTCGCGGAGTTTTCCTCTGACGATATTTCGACGGCTGAGGCCTATGCCTACGTCGCGGCGATAGCAAGTTATTACGGGATGCACATGGAAGAAGGCAAACACCCCAAGCTGATTATCGAGCAGCGCAGAAAGTATGGCGATTTGTGCCAGCACGTTTTGAAGCGGATGGGCTTTCACCGCCATCACGAGTTTGGAGACGGGTTCGACAAAAAGACGTTCTCGGAAAAAGTAGGGTCGCATGGCAGGCTGGGGTGGTTCACCAACGCCTGGTCAAGACCTCTGTTGCTCGGATCATTCAAGCACGCGGTAGACAACGGCTGGTACGAAGTCCACTCCCGCTGGCTGCTGGAAGAGATTGAAGGCTTTGAGCAGAAGACCGCCGCCAGCGGAACGACCCGGATGGATCACGCTTCCGGCAAGCATGACGACCGGATTTTTGCTGCTGCCATGAGTTATTTCACGATGCACCAAAGCGACGTGATGGCGGAGCGGGCTAAAAAGAAATTCAACATGGGGCGAGAAGAGGGCTATGAGGTCGATTACTCGCCGTGGACAGGAGTTCGGATGATGAGCGGAGCGGAGGATTTCTTTGAACTTGCATAGCAACGTGGTTCCCTTTCGCCCACGAGCAGCTTCAGTTGAGCCGGTGGTGTATTGGCGGAACAAAGCGGGCTACATGATGCTGGCCCCGCATACCAAGATGAAGCCGTTGCCGGGGTTCGAGCGCATTGAACTGACGACGGTGTGGGAGATTGAAGCCTTTTCCCGCAAGTTCGCCAAACAGGAAACCGACAAGATCAAAAACATGAAGGCGGAGGAGCATCTTCGCAACCAAAAGCGCAGAAATGAAATACGGACTGCCTGCCGGTTGCGGATTGCTCAGGCTTTCAGCGAGGCGGACGTGTTGATGAACAAAAAGATTCTCGCATCGCTCGAACGGCAGGACAACGCCTTGATGCGAGCCATTTCTGAAGACTCCACCATGATTACCGGATGCCTGGAAATTGAGAAGCACGAGCAGCCTACGGGAGCCGCGCAGTACGGCAGAAAGAGTACCGAATTATGAGCCGCGAAGACACGAGACACTGGCAGCCGCCCGCCAATGAAGGCTACGCCAACGCTTCCCGGCGCATGGGATGGGTCAACGACATTGTGAGTTGCGGAGAGCAATGGCAGGCCGCCCAGCAGGGCTACAAAGACCTGAACCGCACCATCGACATGATCGCGGGCACAATGCAGACTCTCCCTAATGAGTCGCGGTCGAACCTCTTCATCAATCGCGGGAAACGGGCTTTGAGCGAGATCATCTCGAACTTAGCCGACATTCGCCAGATTGACGGCTACACCTCGGACAATGAGCAATACAGCAAGAGCGCGCAGATGCTCAACATGACATGGAAGGGGATTCATTTCGAGTCCCACTTTCCCCACTCGTTCAAACGGGCAATGCAGTGGATGGCGGCGGGTGGGGTGGGGTATCTTTCCCCGGTTTACCGAAAAATCAGGATGAACGCGCGCAAAGGTTCGGGAAACGCTCTGGTCTTTGACGACTTCGGAGTTGATTCGGTTCTGCCCTTTCAGATGCCGACCAACAACGATATTCAAGGCTGTTATGCGGTGACGATTATCCGCTTCATGCCTGAATACGAAGCGCATGGGAAGTTCTACAAGTTTCAGCACAAATTAAGGCCGGTATCGAGACGCCGGTACGGAAGTTTGTCGAAAGATCGTCTTTCCCTTGCGGAGCGGTTCCGCATGGGATCGAACCCGGTTTCGGGGGCTTGGGGACAGCAGTTTGACGAGATTCGCTACACCTACGTCAAAGACCTCTCCATCAACCAATCCGACAAGCCTGTTCCAATGGGCGCGCCGGGAGCCACATGGTCTTATTTGGTTCCTTATGTCGGGCAGCAGATTCCGAGCGATGAATTCAATTCTGCGCGGCGGGTCACGCGGCCGGCGGAGCCGGAAGACTGCTACCTCTACCCCAATCTTCGTTTGATTATTTCGCAGCAGGGCATGGACATCCCGCTTTACGATGGCCCTGCTTTTTCCTGGCACGGGATGTTCCCTCTGGCAAGGTTTGCGGCGGATGAGTGGGCATGGGAGCAGGGATATTCGCTGGCAAGAGATATTTTCTCAGTCGAAGAGACAAGGCAGAAGTTCGAGCGCGGCATCGACCAAACCTCCAAAGCGAGATTCGATCCGTCGATGATGTACGACTCCACCTCCGGATTGAATCGGAAAACGATGGAATCCTTCGACCCCTATGCGGAAAGAGAGCGGCTGGGCATCGAGGGGGAGATTTCCGAAAAGACGTTGCGAACCGTTCTCCCCGCCGATCTGCTGAATGTTCCCGGCTGGGCATGGCAATGGTCGAAGTATCTGGACGATGCCGAAGACTACATGCTGGGCAAAAACGCCATGCAGAACCTCGCCAAAGCCAAGCTGTCGTCCGCTTCCGGGGATGCTGTTGAAAATGCGATGGAGATGGATGGCCCGGTAGTCAAAGACATCTCCGTTTCGATGGAGCCTTCCATGCAGGACTTGATGGAGATGGTGAAATTCGAGATTTTGCAGAATTATTCGACGGGAAGAATCATGCAGTACGTTGGGCCGGATGGTGTGTCGCTCAACACCTTCGACTTCGATCCTGGGGCTTTAACGCCTTCGCACTTGGTAGGGGAAGACCCCACAGTCACTTCCGCTTATACGCGCATGGAAAGGGGCAAGCGATTTGCGGAGAACTTGCGGCTGACCATTGCTCCCAACTCCCTGCACGGGGTTCCGCAGATGACGCAGAAACTGCTCTACCAGCAGCTTCAGCGGTCGGGCTTCATGATCTCGTCTGAAACCGTGGCCAAGGCGATGGACATTCCCAACTTCGGCGTGATTGAAGGCGCAACGGAGGTTGAGAAGTGGCAGAACGAGCAGAAGATGAAGCTCGAATTCGCCGCGCAGATGAAGATGCTCGAAGGCTCGCTGGTTCCACAGGGCGCAAGCGCGCCGCCTGTCCCAGCGAACCACGCCAAACCGGGCAGACCGCCCAGCGGACACAAAGCGCCACAGATGAAAACCAAAGCCTCGGCGGAAGGCCCGCGCGCGGTCATCACCGAAAGTTAAGGAGAGTCCATGGAAAAGTTTGATCCGGAATTCCACCTGACCCTGCAAGGTCACGCCATCGCCAAGTATCTCGGCCCGCGTTCCCCGAAAGACGCGGAATACGACAACCACATTGAGCGGCTGCATGAATTCTTCCGCGCCAAAAAGTGGAAGGGGCAACTGGTCATCAACTACCCCGGCAATGGTGGGGTCAATGACATCGTGTTTACGGAAGTCCGCCGCATGACGGAAGAAAAGGAGACGAAGTGAAACTCACAGCAAAGAAGCGCAGCAAGATGAAGCCTAAGGAATTTGCATTGAAAGGCAAGCATTTTCCCCTGAACGACAAAAAGCATGATCGAGTGGCGATTTCCGGCGCGACCCGCTCCTACAACGCCGGAAACATCTCCAAGGCCGAAGAAGATCACGTCAAGGCCGACGCGCGGAAGAAGTTGGGAAAGAAAACCGCAAGGAAGAGGGGCTGAGATGCCGGACAATCCAGCAAAAGGAATCGTGGACTGGGAAAAGAAGCTCTTCTCGCTTGGCGGTCTGCTGAAGGACAACGCCCCGAAAACTGCGGAGACGAAGCCCGACACTTCCTACCTCGATAACGCGGTGAAGGCCGCGAATGAGTCCTATAAGGAAGCGGCTGAGAAGCGGGAAGCGCAACAGAAGGACGCCAAAAAGAAGCCTATGCCGAGGAAACGCTAGGTGTTCGATTACGTCGACTACCTGACGGCAAGGCAGTACCTCGCGCTGCGTCTGAACGACCCCACCAACGTCTTCTGGTCGGATGCGGAAAATGGGTTGTATCTCAAAGAAGCTCTGCGGGTATGGAACTGCCTGACGCAGGTCTGGGATGCGGACTGGCAGGTGCAACTCTCCGATACAAGCCTGACTTGGCAAAGCACGGCCAACAGCCAGAATTCGCTTGTGGGATCGAATCCAAGCAGCCCGCGTTTTCAAACGCTCACCGATGCCTACTGCTATTCGCTGGCGGAATACCATCTGCTCGAACCGGCAACCGGAGCCGCCTGGACGGGAACCAACCAGTTCACCATTCAGGATTTTTCCCAAGCTCTCCAGAGACGAAGAGATGTAATTCTTCAAAATGCCGCCTGCAATATAGGGCCGTTCAGCAACTCGTTCAGCCTCTCACCCGGAACTTCCAGAGTTTATCTCCCCGACTCGGTTACGTCTTCGATTCTCGATCTTCGCCGAGTAAGATTTGTCCCTGCTGCGAATCAGGGAAGCCCTTCCACGTTATTCAGGGAAGATGGTCTGGCGTTTGAGTATTTCGACAATGCCTATGAGCAGACTTCGGGCAACCCGACCGGGTGGGATGTTCTGTCCAGTCCTCCGCTTGCATTGACCTTCAACGCGAAGGCCAACGTTCCGAACACGCTGGAGATTCTGGCCATGATCTCCGGGGGAATGATTTCGCCTCCTACTTCAAGCCCTTTGCTGATCCCCGATGATTTTTATTGGGTTCTGAAGTTCGGCATGATGGCCGACGTTTTGAGCAAGGACGCGCAATCAGCGGACTACGAACGGGCCGCGTACTGCGAACAACGATTTCAAGAGGGTCTTCGCCTGATGGTGGAGATGCCGTGGCTCCTGAAGGCGAAGATCAATGGTGTTCCAGTGGGCACTCCTTCCGTGACGGAGATGGATGATTTTGCGTGGGAGTGGCAGTCCGATTCCTCTGCGCCTTCGGCAGTAGTCAGAGGCGGGATCGATTTGTTCGCCGTTTCCCCGCCGATTCCCGCCGACACAACCCAATCCGTCATGCTGTCGCTGGTCGGCAATGCTCCTGTACCTTCAGCGGATGGCGACATGGTGCAAGTACCTCGCGACGTTCTCGACGTGATTCTGGACGAAGCCCAGCACCTGGCGAACTTCAAGATGGGCGGCGCGGAATTTCAAGCCTCTCTGCCTTTGCACAGAAACTTTATTGAAATGGCCAAGCTCACCAATGAGCGTTTAGCCATGAGCGGCATCTTCGCCTCCGATTTACGTCCCCCGGTCAGCCGGGAAGATCAAATTCAACCTCGTTTTGCAGTGGAAAGGAAATAATTCATGCGTGTCATCGAAGTCACTTTAGGCGCGGGTGCTACCCAACTCACTACGGATCAATCGCTGTATGCGAGTTTCATGCTCGTATCCGCATCCACCGCTGTCGCCACGTTGGGCGACAACACCGTCAGCAGCAGCAAGGGCATTCCGCTCGGTATCGGGACGCCGTTGGCATTGACCTTCTCGCAACCCAGAGGCTCGCGCCTTTCCGACTATTGGCTGGTAGGAACGGCGAATGACAAGGTGGAAGTGCTGTACGAGACGGCGCAGTAACGATGCGGCAGATTTTTGATCTCAAGGGGGGGATGAATACCGTCCTCCCTCCTGATCTGTTAGGTGAGGGGCAGTATGCCTACCTGCAAAATGTCCGCAAGCTGTTGAACGGGCGTTTGACAGGCCGACCGCCTCTGGGTGCGAACCTGCTGGCTTCGGACCTCTCGGATGGGATTACCTCGCTGACTCGCATGAACGATCCCTATATGGGGTCGCCCAACTACGTCCTTGTGTTGGGGGCGGCGGGGAAAATGTACGTCAACGTCGCGGAAGTGGCTTCGGGGCTATCGGGAAATCCGCTGTCGTTTCTCCCCTACACCCCTCCCGACAGCCCGCAGCCGTGGTGCTACGTTGCCGACCCGTCTCTGGACGTGACTATCCCCGCCTATTCAGCCTACACGGGCCCGGTATGCGGGATGGTGAAAGTACGCTCGGACGGAACCATTTACAAAACCGGAATTATGGAGCCGCAAGCCGCTCCGTCTGTGACCGTATCGAGCGGTGGCGGCCCGAACTGGGTCACGTACCGCTACACCTACTGGTCGGATGAAGGAGCTGAGTCCAACCCTTCCCCGGAATCCGCGCCGCAGACCGTGGCGCAAACTTCCGTAGTTGGAACGCTGGCCGCGACCTCGACCAACATTTCTTTCAACTCCGCGCAGTATGAAGTGAATGGAAGCCAGATTCGCACGAAGGGCTCGGTCGCTCCGGGGACGGTGACGGATTACATCATCGCCAAGAACTTTGGCTTGAGCGTCCCAGCGGGAGTCAATATCGACGGTGTGCAAGCCGCGGCGCAATGGCTGGGCCAGTACGCAGGAACCGGCGTTATTTCGGGCGTAGCTCTCTACTATCAGGGCCAGATCATCGGGCAGGTGAAAGCTCCGGGGATACAGAACACCCAATCCTCAACGACGGTGACGCAGGGCGGCAACTCGGATTCCTGGGGTACGATCCTGACCGCCGACATTGTGAACGACACGACGTTCGGAATCGGATTCCAGATCACTACAGCGGAATCCGGGGGAAGTGACCGCAGCTTCTTCAACAATTTCAGCGTGACCGTGTATTACACGACCCTCTCCGCCACATTGACAGCCACCGCTTCGACCGATCCCCAAGTCAAGAGCATCAACATCTACCGTCAGACGCCGGGACTGGACAACTTCACCTTTGTCGGCAGAGTTCCGAACTCCGCACCGTCCTTCACCGACACGCTGACGGACCTTGCCATTGCCGCCAATCCGCAGTTGAGCTTCGATAACTACGAGCCGTTCCCTTCGATTGATTTACCCCGAAAAGGCGTCATCACTGTAGGCGCGAATGGAGCCTGTAGCTGGACATCCGGGGACACATTCAACACCCGCTGGCTGCCGGGAAACATCATCCTGATTGACAACGGCACGGGTTCGCAAGTCGCGTACGAGCTTTACAACCGTCCTACCTCGACCACGGCCATGAAGGTATGGTCTACGGCCATTGATCCGACTACGGGCTATCTGACCATCAGTTACCCCCCCACTGGCACAAGTCTGGCATGGGAGATTAATGCTCCGACTTTGGCGGCACAGCCAAGCCCGGTTATTTGGGGGCCGACGCCGGACAATGCGGGGTCTTTCTACTTCGGGCTTGACCCATTGAACCCCGGCGACTTGGTTTGGTCGATGGGCAACAACTTCGACTCGGCTCCCGACACGAACCGGATGTTCGTCACTTCCGCATCTGAGGCTTTGCAGAACGGAACTGTGACTTCGGAACTGGCGACCGTCTTCTCGACGGAAAGGTTTTGGCTCATCTATCCCAACTTCTCCGACGCGGTGGCGACGGTGACAGGAACGCAGGGCCAGCAGTGGACTCTTGTGCAAGCCGCCGCTACTAGAGGCTTGTATATGCGCTACGCCATCGGCGCGTTAGGTTCTTTGATCGCGTGGCGGGCAAAAGACGGGATTTGCGTTTCGCAGGGTGGTGGGCCGGAGCAGATGATTTCCGACTCGATTCGGAACCTGTTTCCACAGGGCGGCCAGAATCCCTCCAATGTCACCATTGGCAACCAGACGGTTTATCCACCCGACGATACGAACGTGAAAGCCCAGACCATTACGTTGGTGCCGGGATACATCTTCTACGACTATCAAGACTCGACGGGAACACAGAGAACGCTGTGCTACGACATGGAAGCAAAAGGCTGGACGGTGGACGCTTATTCTCCAGCCGTCAATTGCCATGCGTGGGCGGTGGGTGAAGTCTTTCAAATCCTCACTGGATGCACAGACGGCTCGGCAAGAGCGTTGGATTCGGCAGGCACGGAAACAGGGACGGCCATCGTTGCGACGCCCAGCCTGAATAACGGTTCGCCTCGTGTGGTCAAAAGAATCGGCGGAGTGTTCCTCAGGGCTGCGGCAGCGGTTGCGGTTACTCTTTCTTATTGGGCGAATCGCTATCAAAATGCGGTTACGGGATTCAGCCCCTCAACCGTGGGGCCGGACAGCGGGGAAAAAGACTACCTGATCGACTTCACTTCCGCGACCGGAGCCGATGTTTTAGACCTCGGCATGATGCTCAGTTTTCCTCTTGGGTCAGGATGGTTGAAAGAATGGGAGCCGGACTGGTCCGAACTTCCGCAGCAGATGGTGGCATGGCGTACCGGAATGTTGTCCTACGGGCTTAAGGGATGGCTGCACGTTCCCTGGCTGTTCTTTGCCTACGCCTCAACCACGCAAGTGAACTTAACGTTGACCACCGATCAAGGCCAGAGTGTGACGTTGGCGATTCCCTCTTCGGGCGGCGTGCCGGCCAAATACTTTTCCTGGGTTCCTTCGCTTGGAAATTCCAGCGGCAGCATGAAATTCAAAATGTTGGAATTCGTTGCAGATGCCGGAGGTACACCCTTTACCGTCTATGCCGGGGATTGCGAAATGGCGATTAAATCCTGGGGGTCGACCGGGCCTTACCAGAACATCCATCCGTTTAGCGGGCAGGCGTTTGGTATCGCGGAGAGCACGACATGAGCGGCAGCCGTCCAGAACAAGTATCCAAGTGGCATCTGGCCTTTAGACCCGCGCGGCTCTTCGCCTCAACTGCCGAGGCCAATATAGCATGAGCGAGCCAGAGATCAAGTATTCCGGCCCGGTAATTTCCCCGGAAGTTCCGTGGGAGACGAGACGGCATCTCCAGCTTCTCTATCAGAAGTTTGGCAACCACACACAGGCGTTTCAGCAGGTATCCAGCCAGATCAAAGCGATTAAGACTGGAACCGCCACTACCATTATTGAAGGCGGCGGGAGTACGCCCATTGTTCCTCCCTCCAGCAATTTTCTCGGACAGGGACTCATCAACGATCAAACCGGGCAGACCAGTTATTCGACCCAGCAGGGCGACAACGGGATTTTGCTGATTCTGAACGATGCTTCGGCGGTAGCCGTAACTTTAACCACAGCAGCCAGCCCGTTTTATTTGTTTCTCACCAATTTCGGCGCAGGGACGGTCACGCTGACCCCTTCTACGGGAACTATCAATGGCGGAGCGTCTTTATCTCTGCTTCAGAATCAGGCAGTCTTAGCGGCGTGTGATTCAACGAATTGGGAAACCACGGCAGTCTTTACTCCCCCGGAAGATACGCCAGCCGTGACACATGAATTTCTTACCGGATACGACGCGGCTACAGGAGCATTTACAGCGTCTCAGCCAATTGAAGCGGATGTGGTGAACCTGGTATCTGACCTTGCCGCGAAAGCTCCGCTTGCCTCTCCAACCTTTACCGGGACGGTGACGCAGCCGGACGCTCCGGTACTCACGGCTCCGACTACGGCAACCGGCGCGACGGCGGGAACGGCAACGGCTTTACCCGCACTTCCGGCAGGCTATTTGCAAATTTCTTTGGGCGGAACAAATTTTAAGATTCCATATTTCGCAGTTTAGGGCTAACATCGAACCCGAAGATTCTGCGTTCGCATGGCTTCGGAGCAAGTGGCTCTGAGGCCATTTCTTTTGGAACGAGGTGAATCATGGGAAGTTTCCTGAGCAGTATCTTCGGCGGATCAAACCCGACTCTCAATGGCGACATTGGCAACGCCGGAAACATCATGAACTTCGGCACGTCGGTTGGGGAAGGCGACACGCGCAACGCCTCCGACTTCTTCAATACGCTGCTCGCTGGCGATCCGGCCAAAACCTCCAAACTGCTGTCCCCGGAGATCAAAGACATTACCGATCAAGGCCAGCAGGCGAAAAAGACGATGGCGCAGTTCGGCACCCGCTCCGGGGGAACCACTTCCGCTGCTTCGACGATTGACGACAAAACACGCGGAAGCATTGACGACATGATCGCCAAGCTGACTTTCGGCGCGGCATCGGGGGATGCGAGCCTGGGCACGTCACTGCTGAATACCGGACTGAGCGCGAACCAGCTTCAGGACGAGGAGAGCCAGCAGAAATTGCAGAACATGATTAACAGCATTTTGGGACAAGGCGTTTCGGGTGCAGTCGGCTCCGCCGAAGGCTTCGGACTCGGAAAAATGTTCCCAGCCAAGTAAGGAAAATAATGGCGACCAATCCAGCGTTCGGTGAAGGAATCCGGTTTGGACAACGACAGGCCGTGTTGTCTGCGGAAAACCAGCTTGCCCAAAAGAACGCCTTTCGGGATCAACAGGCGAAGATGCTGGAAACCACTCTGGAGACGCCCGGACTTTCCCCGGACGACCGTAAAGAAGCCCTGCAAAAGTATCTGAGCCTCTACCATCCCCACGAAGCTCCCACGGTCATTGCTCGGCTTTCAGGATTGATCCACGGCCAGAAACAAGCTCCCGCTGAAACCAAACCGGCGGCTCCTCCCGTGAAAGACGAACTGGGGGTTCCGTACAGTGTTCCCGCAAAACCAGCT